TGTTGTAGTTTTACCAACTTGGCGAGGACATTTAGTGATTACAAAACGATTTTCATGGAATGTTCGTATCATATCTTCTTGAAAATCATACATTTCAAAAGGTACAACACCGTCATCTAGTGTAATAATTTTAATGTATTTTGCAAAATAAATGGGATCACGGGAACATTTAGCATATTCCAATGCCTGTTCTTGTGTGTAATTCATTGACACGCCAACCCGTTTTAACAGAAGGTTGTCACGGTAACTTTCTTTATTTTTTGTTGCCATCTTTTAATAATTTAGCCAATTCAGCGGTTGTACCAACAAATATTGCTTTATCAATGGTGGTATTATTGACTTCTTTCTTTGCATCCATTTCACGCATAGTTTTTTGAATAGACAATAATTCTTTATTAGCATCTACCATATTTTTAAGTAGTGTGCCATAAACTTCAAATGCCCTTGGATGCTGGCCAGCTTTAGCAATTTCTAATATTTCGTGCATTGCTTCGTGGCCCTGGTCGATAATACCTTGAAGATTTTCTTTTGATTGCTGATAAGCATCAGCCAAATCATCTTCTATGTTTGGTTTTTTATATTTTGTGGGTAATGATGGTTTTTTTGGCTCTGGTTCGCCAATTGGATTTACATCAAAAACATCACTTAGAGATTTATCAATATTGTTCATAGTATATTATATAGTATTAATTCACACCAAACCCTGAAATAAACCATGTATTAGATTTAACCATCATCAAAGTTGCAACACCGTATGGCGTTACATTATGACTACCTGATATAGTATTTCCGGCATTATACAAAGAAACACCAGTATTAGGAGATACGGTAATATTTGCTGAAACTGCCGTATTTTGTGATACAATCATAATAGTTGTACCGTTACTAAATGCTACGTTTGATGTTGTTGGTATGTATAAAATAACGTTTGAAGATTGTGTATAATAAATGTATTTGCCGGCATCAGATAATTGTAATATGTAATTAGTTGATTCAGCATTTTGTGTACGACCATTTGAAGCGTTGTTGGCAGTATTAAAGGCTGATTGTGTAAATGCGGCGTTAGAACTAATCCAAGTATTTTGAGTTGTTTCAATACCAAATAATGTTGCGATATTTGCAGCCGCTGTGTTGGCAATTAAATTAGCAACGTTAGCTTCAACAAACGCAGCAATAGCAATAACATTACTTGATGTGTTTGCTTGATTAAAGGCAGCGTTAGCAAAATTAAACAAATCAACACCGGTGTTACTATAAAAATTATTAGAAGTTACATTAGCAAAAGTTGGTGTTCCATTTGTTTGTAAATTTTGTGAATCATTAATATACAAAGCGCTACCAGAACCAACAATTTGTATACCAGTATTACTACCAAAATACAAAGTACCTAAAGGTGCTGTTGCAAAGTTACTGGTACCAGCGAAAAGATTTGGTGAACCATTTGCTCTTGTTAAAGCAGTTTGAGCCAACACGTTTGCCGCATTTGCTTGATTATAAGCCGATTGTGTAAAAATATTTGATGTATTAAATGCAGCTTGTGCCAACACGTTAGCTGCATTTGCTTGATTGAAAGCTGCTTGTGTTAAAATAATTTCAGAATTTACGCTTACTGAAAAAGAATTTAAACTATTTGCAACAAAGGTTTCTGTCGCTAATCTTTTTCCACCTAAAGTAGAACCATCGTGAACAGTAATTGTAAAATTGGTATCATCAATAATTAACTCACCGTTTGCACCTGTAACTGAAGATGCAATATATGTGTTAGCGTATCTTTTAAATTGTAGTGTTCTAGACATTTTAGTTTCCTAGTAAATCAATTGGATTTTCTAATTCTGTTAATAAGTCATCTTTACCTAATACAACTGATAAATCACCAGAGAAATTATTTGTATTAACGATGTTATTACTTGTATTTGGTACTTCGTTAATTATAGTATTATATGAATATAAAGTATTTGAATTAGCATCAGTTGGATTTGTAAATACTATTACTTGTGCTAAGTCAACTGGTGTTACATTATAACTATTAAATGTGTAATTTGCATTTGTTTGCGCACCAACAATTGGTTGTGTTGATATGAAATTACCATTAATGTTTTGTATAACTAATCGGTTATTTATAGGTACCCAATCAACTACTATTCCTGTAGCTGTAGACATACTGAGTGCCGCACCTTGATAAACAACTTCACCTTTTTTGTAAGTACCAAGACCGGTAGAATTCATATTTAATGTGACTGAATTAGCCGATGTAACATTATTAAATATATTTGTAATTGAAGTTGTAATCAGACTTGGTGTACTTGTTTGGCCAAATATAAAACCTTTGACTGTAAAATCTAATGTCCAAACAATAGTTCTTGTATCAGAATCTCTTGTTCCTTCGTATGTAATATCAAAGTTTGTTGTGTTCAATACGATAGGTATTTCTTTGATTACACCTAGTTCAGGTACTAAATTTAATTTAATCGTATAATCAGGAGTAAAATATGGTAATATATGTTCTACGACTTGGTGTGCATCTTCAATATTTCTTGTGTACAAATATAAAGAATAATTAAAATTATACGGTACAGGATTATATTGTGATACTACTCCTTTTCCTGTATTTGTAAAAGATTTAGTATTTGTATTTTGTTTTCTTGTGGCATCATAACTCATGCCTGTTAATTCAAAAGACATTCTTGGCAGAGTCAATTGAACTTTTTTATCTAAGTTGTAATCACTTTGTAGTCTTTGAACATATAATTCTTTGGCTGCATAAGCGATAGGCACAATGAATCTTTCTGATTCTGTACCGTCTGGATTATATCTAACTAGTGTAATTTTATCAAATAAATTACCAAAACCTAAAGTAATTTTACGGATGATGTGATTATAAGAAACATTAGCCATTAAATGGATCCAAACGTATTATTTTCTGAAGTATTAATTACCGTATTTGCTAAACCAGAAATAAATGAATTATCGAAGTTTTCATTTGCTGGTGATGTTGCTAATGGATCAAATGCCGATAAGTAGTATTGAGCGTTACTTGATGAACCAATAATTAGTTGACCGTCAATAAATTCACCAGCAATATTGGTAACTGTTAATGTATTATTGATTGGTGTCCAAGATTGAACATAAGCTTGTGCTGTTGAATCTGTTATCACACCATCTGGTGCTTGATATACAATTTCATTAGTCTGAAACACACCTGTACCAGAACCAGTATTTAATGTAATGGCATAAGAAGATTGTTGTGAAATAATATCAATATCTGGAACACCGGTCTTAATAATTTCTTGTGAGTATTTGAATTTCTCTAATTCTAATTCATAAAAATATGGTACTTTTCTTCCTAACATAAAAAAATCTTTTGTTTGATCTGTAAATTTAATTTCAAACAATTCGCCAGTACCATTTAGAAAAGGAATATAAATTAAGTCACCTTCACGGGGCCTTGTAAAATTAGTTTGTGAAACACGTTGAGAAAAAGAACGTTTAGATAAAACAACTTTAACGGTATTTTTAATTTCTAGACCAAACTTAGAAAAGAATTCTCTTTCACCACCGTACTCTAAGGCATTTGATAGATACATTTCTATTGAAAACGCCGCAGAAAAATATTTAACTGGATCTTCACCAAAAAGTAAATCACGAGCCGCATCGTTTTCGTTAGGAAGATAGTATGCGTCAAACCCTTGAATCTTAATTGATTCAACGATAATATCCTCAATGACCCTTTGTTCGGGTAATGATCCGTAGTTGTTGAAATATGGTGAGATTGGCATATTAGTTTAAAAAGAATTCCAGCGGGGCCCCATAATTATTTTCCATTTCTTTCTCTAAGCGTTCAATTTCTTCGGCTGCTTCTTGATAAATTGTTTTACCATCTAATGTTACTCCACCTGGTAATTGTAACCCGGCAAACTTAGATAGATTATTACCCCATGTTCTTTTAATTAACTGTGTGGCATATTCTTTTAACCAACGGTCATTCCATACCAAATTATAAACATCAGGATTAATGGCTGCATAGGCTTCGGCAACAACAACTGTACCAACTGGTGCTTCAGAATAACCCCAGCTCCAATCAATATACAGTCTTTGCATATGTCTCTGGAAGCGAATAGGAACTTCTCCAGTAAACATAATTTCTAAAGAACGTAAGTGTTGTTGTGTGAGTGTATAATTGATGTACGATGCGGAGGTGAAGTCGTATAACTCATTCAATCGTAATTGATAACGTAAGTCAAACATATTAACAGTTGCCTGGGAATCAGATACCGGAAATATACGAGAAATACCTACAATTTCCATTGGGTTACCTTGAGCATCTTTAGAACCACTTAAATCAAGATATCGTTGGTCAACGTCACCCATTTGGTAATTTACAACG